GGCGTTGCGGTAGGAAGAAAGTACAGCGGCATTCTTTTCGTCGGCAGAGAACGCACGAAAATCATTCATGGTGTTTTCTCCGTACTTATCGGCGACAGCCTTGTCCGCTTCTGCTTGATTGCGGCTCTTGATTAGCTGAATTTGGTGCTCGTACAATTCATTCTGCTTCTGAATACGCTCCGTGATAGTCTGCGACAGGGCAACGGCATTTTGCAACAGGCTCGATTCGGTGTCAATAGAAATTTGAAGCGTCTCTTTCTCAAACGCCTTTTTCCACTCGTTGAACCTACGTTCAAATTCCTTTTCGTCGAGTTGCAATTGTATCTCTGCATTCTCTCGTTTCAGTTTGAACACAGAACTCGTACGACCGTTGTTAGCCTTACGGAACGCGGCTTCCTCTTGGTTGATTTCAGCGATGGTTTGCCAATAGGCAGCCTCACGCTGTACGCGCTCTGCTTGTATGGACGAATTGAGGATGCGCTGACGTTCGTTAAGAGCCTGCTGGCGTGCCTTGGTAATCTCCTCCTCCAATTTCTTGGTGTCAGACCATACTTTGCCTGTCGCCAGTTTATAGTTGTCAGTAGCAGTCTTGTAAGCCTCTTCTGCATTTTCAACAGCGGTCTTGTTGGTCTGCGAAGCGTCGTTCGCAAAGTTGATACGAGCTTTCCTTACTGCCTCCTCTGCAGAATGGATCGCTCCGATGATGTCCGGCAAGGTTTCCTTTGTTGCAGTAGTGGAAAGGGCAGCAATTTGTCCGTCCGTTTCTTGTATCTGCTTTTGCAATCCGTCTATAACAGGCTGGAGCAACGAGTATTCGCCACCGAGCAAAGCGGGGTTCGCAGCGGCATCCTCCTCGAACGTCATTCCGATTTTTATCTTCCATTCGTTGAGAGGGTCTTGCTCCCATTTCTTTTTCGCCGTAGCAGCCGCTTCGTTGGCCTTTTGTACGAAATCGTCAAGTTGCTTTTCCAACTCCGCTTTTGTGGTTTTGAAAGCAGCAACCTTGATTTCTACGGGTTGAGCGTCAAATCGAGCCTGCTCACGCACTTTCTGCATGTCAGCATACTCTTGCTTTATTTGACGCAGGAACTCGCGCTCGGTTTTGAGTTGTATTCCCACCTCGCCCATAGCAAAGCCGGAATTGGGCGTCTTTGATAAGACTTCCAATTGCTCCTCCAATCCCTTAATCCTCTTTTCCGACTTCCCTATTTCGTCTGCCATTTGAGAGAACTCCATGTTCTCGAGAGCAGCCGCTTCCGCTTTCTGCGCCTTTGTTAGGTCAATGGTGGCAAGTTCTGCCTGCGAATACTGATTGGTCAGTTCCGGCATGATTTTTTTGAGGGTGTTGTAGGCTTTGGCCTTTTCGTACACCGTCGCCGTTTCTGACTGAATAGTATGTATAGCCTGGTCTGCTTCGCTCTTCGTGTCATCCCTCTGCTGTTTTTGCTTTTCCTGCAGATCGTTCACGTGCTCCTGCGCTCTCGCCTGTGAATCAAGGGCGCGTGTGACAGCGATTATGGCGGCGCACAACGCTACCAGACCTGCAGTAATGAGCACAGCGGGATTGGTAAGCATCGCCTTTGTGTTCGCCAAAAGTGCTTTCGTATTGGCTTTTATAGCCTTGGTGAAGATAGCCTTTCGCGCTGCTGCCATAGCATCCGTTTCCGACAAGGCGATGTTGGCAATGGCCGCTGCGCGTTTGACGGTAACGGTCTTTGCTATAACCGCTTGGTGCGCTTTCTCAACAGCAGACACAATGACGAGAGCCGTTTTGTATGTACCGTACGTTCCCGCAAGTGCCAAGATGGCTTTTCCTACAGTCTCGTAGTTTTCAATAAGTTTAGACACGACGGAAAGAGAGGCGTTTATGAACCCCTCCGACTTCTGCCCAATCTTGTTGAACATCATGTCGATACCGTCTTCTATGTTTGAAATCTGACCGCTGATAGACTTGGACTGTTTCTCCATGAGCCCGCCGAATTGCCCGCCCTCTGCGACAAGCGACATGAGCGCGGTTTGGAACTCTTGCGCTCCGACTTTTCCTGTTGAAACAAGTTCCTGCACCTGCTCTTTAGCGACACCCATTGTGTCTGCGAGAGCCTGTGCAATAGGAATGCCGCGCCCCATGAACTGCCGGAGGTCTTGTGTAAACATTCTACCCTGCACCATGGTTGTGCCGTAGAGCATTACCATGTCATTGAGAGGGATAGACAGGCCTGCAGCAATGTCACCGAGGTTGATGAGTGTCTTGTTGACCTCTTCCGCCGCAATTCCGTAAGCGAGCAGCTGCTTTGCGCCTCCAGCAACAGATTTCAGGTCAAACGGTGTCGTTGCTGCAGTCCTGGTCAATTGCTGCATAAGGGCATTCGCTTTCTCGGCACTACCAAGCATGGTACCAAAGGCAATTTCCAACTTTTGGAACTCACCGCGCAAGTTCATTACCTGCGTAGCAAGTTCTTTAATCGTAGCTGCTCCTACGGTTATACCAGTAGCAGCAGCCAACTTATTCATCACACCGTCTATTGTTGAGCCGGTATCAGAAGCCTGCTGTTGAACCTGTTTGAACGCTCTTTTCAATTCGTTCACAGAAACAAGTGCCTGCTTGTTGTCAACCGTATTTACGAAATACATTCCTGCGTCGCCTTGCATAGTCGTGATGGTTTAATAGTTAACCCCCGTTGATTAGTCGTTGTATCTCATGCAGATTTTTCGGATCGCGAGCGTCAAGATACACACCGTCTGTTGATACGTGCGCCTCTTTGGCTTCCTCCTTGGTTAGGAATACACTCTGCACGCTGTCTGAAAGCAACATGTTCAGATTGATTAGTGAAACGCCCCACAGCACATATCCGTAATCCCACCCGTAACGTTCACATGCCGCGTCAATCAGCGTTCCGTATAAACTTTTCCCACCAAATATGAGGCTGTTTCCCTTTCTCTTTTTCGCGGCTGCTATCTTCTCGCGAGTCCGACGTTCGCGATCTAACTGCAGGTGTTTGGCGAACTCCTCTTGTCTTGACTCCCATTGCAAGATGGTCGTCACGAGAGTGGCAAGTTCCGCGTCATCCAACGCGTTTAGCGCATTCATCCGCTCCTTGATACGCTCTTCACGCAACACGTCAGAGCGTCGGTAGAACGTGTATAGGCTTACTATGCGCAAGACCAGGTCGCGTTGCTGGGAGCATACAAGCAATATCTCAATCTGCTTGTTGATAGACTTTGAGCTGTCGTTCAACACCAATTCTTGAAGCAGTTGACTGCAGAGCAAAGAAACGCCTAAAGACGGCTGGTATATATAAAACAAATTGCCATTCAGCGAGAATGGTATCGGCTTTTCGATAATAGCGTCTATTATCTCATGATTGATATTTAAGTTCTGCTCTGCCATTGTGGCGAAGGATGGAATCGAACCACCATCTGCGGTCTAATAAGCCCGCGCATTACCATTATGCTACCTCACCAATAAAAAGAACGGAGGAGTAGCCTTGCGCATCCCCTCCGTTGATAGAAGCGCATTACGACGGCTCGCTGACCGCCTCCAATGCTGTGAACGCCACAGCGGTGATTGCTCCGTTCGATTCGGTGAACGTAACCACACCAATCTCCATAGGAGGAGTTGCTTCGCTTGCCGGAGCGAGAGGCTCAACCGTGTAGGTGAGTTTCATGCCCTCCGAGTCGTTGGATTTGACTTCGCAAGAAATGCGTGCTCTGTGGACGTAGATGCCCGCAGGAACAGCAGGGTCTTCCGGCTGCGATACGTACTCGAACTCGTCAGAGACAACACCGTTGACATCAGCAAACGGCTTCTTTTCGCCTTTCGCAACGAACACGTCGAAAGAGATAGCGTTCGTGTTCTGCTTGTAGCGGATATCCTTGATAGCGCCACCCTCGAGTTTTGCCTCTTGCTTGTCACCCTTTTCGGTGGTGAGTTCAAAAGACTCCTCTACGGGAGTGGGCAGCTCGCGCCACGAACCACTTGCAGAAATGTTACGCACTGCGTGGCGATTTTTACCCCAACCAATTTGTGCCATTGTTGTATAGTTTTTTATTGTTAATACTGATGTTGATTATATACCGTTCCGAACACCGTTATTCATAGTGCTCATAGCGGAGTGATACCACTATGTAGTGCTGATGAATATCGGGTTCGGCTTCGGTGTAGATAGTCTGCTGCAACCGGAACCTGTAATTCGTGCGTTCAGCCGTGAGACTTTCGACCCACATCATGGCCACCTGTTCCAATTCGGCGGTACGCTTTCCGTTTTGTACAAGTACACCATTTTTGAATGGTTTTATGTCCGGCACGTAGATATTGACGGTAACAACACCACGTTCTATCTGCCCCGTTTGGCCAGTAGTGAAGATGACAACAACATCTTCATTTTTGCTGTCACGAGGCCGATACCCCTCCCGGTAGATGTCACCCGAAATCATCGAACAAAGAATGTCATCTGCCCGGAGGAGATCGTATATATCACCTTGAATCTGACTTGCCGTTTTCATTGCTAATTGCCTGTATTAAGAGTTCCAAGTTGTTTAAGCAGTTTGGGAACTAAAGTTTCTGCTTTCAGTTCTGCGCTCTGCAACACGTTATAACCTTTCGAGGCCACGTATTTAGCGTAGTGCATTCCTGCCACCACTATCAGTACGACACCTTTCGGATATTGCGCCGCAAGCGTTTTGGCGTACTGTTTGCCCGTGTTAGCCCCCTCTTCACCCTGTTGTACTGTTTCAAACGAGCCGGACGCTTTGACTTTGCCGTCTGCGGCTACGACATATCCCACACTACTGCGAAGATTGCCTGTTTGGTCTTTGTACGCCTTGCCGTTATATGAGCGTGCCTCGTTCACACATTGCTCGCCGATGTACGCCAGCGTGTTTATCAGCGCGCGCTCTTGGCGTTGCAACTGTTGCTGGATGTACTTGTCTATATGCGACAATGGCGTCTTTTGTACAATGGGCATAATGGTTATTTTTTACAACTTTTGCGCGAGAGCAACTTTTGGTGTCAGGATTGTTAAATCCCTTTGCCATATCAAATTTGTTGCTTCTCGTGCCGTTTTTAGTTGTCACACGGTAATTCTCAATTCGCAGACTGCATCAAGCGGTTCTATCGACATAACGGAATACTCCCCGATGATTCTCCCTCTCATGTCGCACAGACGAATTTCTTCGGCTGTGAACGGTTGCGCGGACTGCTCTATGAGAATTGAATAGTGGGCGATCGTGAAATGCTCTCCGTTGACCAGCCCGAGTTGATTATTCTGATTGGCGCTATACTGACATGGTATAGGTGCTTCGTAAGCGGCCTCTTTATGTTTTACGGGAAAACCAGTAGAAGAGTCGATTCCGCCACCTCCGAACTTCACCTTTGCCTGTATTGTACCGTTCTGAATAATCATAGTCTCGAGCCTTTGTAGCCAAACCGAGCCTTGGGTGCTTCCTCCTCGTATTCCTCATATAATTCGCTCGCGCGATTACGGAGTTGCAGCCGTTGCTCATCCGTGAACGAGTAAGACTGCCCGCCCTGTGTAATCTGCGGAGCAAACGACAACCAGGTAAGGAGGTCTGCATATGCAAGATTGTAACCTGCCTTACGCATAACCTCAATTGTTGCCTGTGCGTTGAGTTCCAGATTACGACGCTCCGCAACCTCTTCCAAGGTGCGTTGCGGTATGGGGTACGAGTTTATGCCTTTCAAGGCTTCAAGTATTGTCATAGGTCAGCGTGTTAAGAGTTAGCAGCCTGAGTTACAGCAATCTCACATTCGTTCAAGCCATCCGTGATGGTCACGGTAGCAGTACGTTCGGGAGCACTCGTCTCGCTGTTAGCGGAGCACTTAATCGTCACCTTATTGCCCTTGATAGAGCAGGTCACGAACGATTCGTCTGCCTCTACAGAGAGGTTGGAAAGGTCGCCACGGTATTCAACCGTAACCACTTTCTTCTCTTCCGTCTTTGCGAAACTCAAGTCGTCATCACCGTCACCTACGCTGATAGCGTCATCCGCCACTTCGTCAGCGTGAAGAATGTAGATGCCTTCTGCGCCGTCAAGCACGGGCAAGCAGAGTGCCTGTCCGGAAGTGAACTCTTCCAACGGATCGTTGTGCGAGTACTTCGAAACGAGGATGTAAGAGCCGGACTTTTGGTAGTCCACTCCGTTCACAGGGTTGGTCTCCTCGGCCAGCGTGCCGTACACAAGACGACCGCACTTCTCTTGCGGGATACCAACGATGTTGGCTTCTACCCAAGGACGTACAGGCTTCTCGGTGCCATCCGGCTTCTGTACATTGAAGATGTTATCCACGATACGGAACTCTACACCGTACTCGTCCTCAATGGCCTGCTTGAACAACGAGCGACCCGGAGTGGGCAGCACGGTTGTAGCAGTAAACTGATGCTGCTGGAAGTTAGCAGTCAGTTCCTTACCATTGCGGGACTTGCGCCATGCCTCAAAGTACTTTTTGGAGATGAACACGAGACCGATCGTACGCTGGGCAGCGTCTGCCATGTCGAACAGTTGCTGAACGTCCTCCTGCGGAGTGGCGATAGACGGATTCCCGACCCAGTCGGCAACACGTGCTTTGCACTCGTTGCTGCTCGGAACGAAAGTCACGCGAATGCCAGTGCCCTCGTTGTCTTCACCCTCTTCAACAAGCATTGCGCCCGTAGAAAGAGCCTGCTCGAACAACATTTCGTTACGGTACTCGATACCACCGATACAACGAGGAACGTCGTTCAAGACTTTCCCTGCGATAGTGGCCTCGTCAGAACCACGCGAAATCATGATGTTGAGGTCGCTGATTTCTTTCTCACCCTTGCGGTACTTGAGCGCAACCTTGGCGAGTTTGCCGCCTGCGTTACTGATTTTGCCGCGTTTCTTCAAAGGAATAGAAGCATCCATCGAAACAACGTCCGCGGCCAGGATGACGTTGTTGAGTTCGGTTGAGCCCCAAGACAGGTCTGCGGAGTACTCCTCCGTGAGCATCGCCTTGTGCAGCAACTCCGGCTTCTTATTCTCACCGTTGTACTTCTCGGTGACCTTTCCGACCACCTTGCCGAAGTACTTTTCCATCAATTCAGGAAATAAGGTTTGTTGCTTAGACATAATTGTACACAATTTAACGGTTAATCACTTGATGATTACAGGAACTGAATGTTGGGCAAACCGTTCTTGATACCATCGGTAATGGTGTACGGGCATGCAGCTGCTTTAATCTGACCCATAGTCACGATAGCAGCACGCGGGTCTTTCACAAGGATGCTCGCTTTCAGAACACCCACATAGGAGTGGCTGGCGGGCAGAGAAGCATAAGCCGTTCCGCCGGCATTCAGCGGCATGGGCTTGTAGTTCTCGGAGTTCTTGATGATGATGTGACCTGCCTTGATGACTTTCATGTCGGAAGGCAAACCCGTTACGTCCAACGTGCGACCGCCGGGAATGTCACCGAGAGCCTTGACGATAACGATATCGTCGTTGCCCATCTGTACCTCCAGCCCGTCGCGGTTCAAATCTGCTGTTGCTTTTGACATAGTTTTAGCAATTTGGATTGTTAAACATTAAAGGTTCATTTTGCCAACTACCGCATCCGCCTCTGCGTCCGTGGCCTCCTTTTGGGGTGCGCCTGAAGACTGCTTGTTGGTTGGCTTGGTTGGCGTGCCGAATATAGCCCCCTTGGCCTGCAGATCGTTGCTGATAGAAGTCACCTCACTCTCCACGTCCGACTTGAGCGTTGAAAACTCTTCGTCGGTCATGTTGTCAATAGCCATACGCTCGTACGGCTTGCGAAGATACTCCGGCAATTTCTCTACGATAGCGTTGAGTTCTTTTTTCCGGCTGGTGGTGTTGCGCTCCTTTTCAAAGCTGTTCAGACGCTCTTCGAGCGACGTGAATCGCTCACCGAGTTTCTTTGCCCATGGAGGAGTGTCCTTGTCATCGGGTTGCTCTTCGTTCTTAGGCTTGCCCCCCTCTATAGCCTTTCCGTCCTTCAGATTGTATTTCTGCTCGTAGTTGCGAACAGCAGTCTGTTGGGCTTCGGTAGCACGGCTGTCACCGTAACTCTCGAGAACTTGTTGGAACGTAACCCCCTCAACAGCGGTTGCTACATCTTCCGACTTGGTCACAGTCTTCGCCAATTTCTCGGCAATCCTGTTCAAAATTGCTTCGCTGACCCCCGCAAATTTGGCTTTCAGCGCGTCTAAAATTTCTTTCTTCATATGGATGTGAATTAAATTCGGCTGCAAAGTTAATACAAAAAAATGGAATATGCAAATTTTTCACGAAAAAAAGTGCAATTTTGTGCGAATTTTTTTCGTAAGTAATAAAAAGTTGATTATTTGGCAATTATAGAGGGTGCAAAAATTTTATGTATTTTTTTTATGAATTTTTTTCGCGAAAAATTTGTATATATCAAAAAAAAGTTGTAACTTTGCAGCGAATTTTGAAAAGAAATTCACAAATAAACATTGATTAGACACAATAAAAACAAGCAAAGACGATGAAAACTACGGCTCTCGAATTGAACTATCCGACGCGTGAAATCAATCTCGACTTTCGGATTAAAGTTTACGGTGTTGACGAAAACGGGAAACGAATCAACAAACTGATGGGTGTGTCCGGCATCAAGGAACTCATCGGTGTTGAACTGCTGAATAAGTTTTTGGATCGCGCATACCGCCTCGTGAATGACAAGACTGTGTGCAAACTCCGTCGCGGGCTGCAGGTAACATTCTATAATAAGTAATTATCAATTCTTTATATTATTCACTAATAAATCTTACTAAAATGGAAGCAACTTTTCAACAAGGACTCAACGAAGTCGTAATCAACAAAGTCAACAGAATGATTGAGGGTAAAGCCGTCGGTGTACAGGCTACAATGGAACGCCTCGTAAACGAGGGCAAGATTGCACAGGACTACATCGCGCCTATCGGCGTGAACCTGCGCAATCAAGGCGAACGCCCCATAATCACGTTTGCCGGCAATCTTGGCTCGTCGGTACAGATGACAATGCCCGATGGGGTGTTCTCGCTTCATTCAAATGCTGTAGGGCAATTAGCCGACCGTATGGGAATACCGACTCGCTACCTCAAGAACCTCGCGACTGGCGAATCATGGCAGGTCGAACTTGCCGCAATGATTTTGAACGAGCACAGCAGTTGGACGCAACGCAGTCGCGTTCTCGTCCGCACCGTCGGAAACCAGGTGCGTGGCGTTCTTTCCGACACCTACCGTCGCCTGAACTCCGTTGAGATACTCACCGCTTTCGTGCAGGAAGCAGCTGGCCAAGGTGCTGTAATATCAGACGCCTATATGAACGACACCAAGGTGTGGGCTGAGACGATATTGCCGACACCTATCAACATCCCAACAAAGAACAACGGTGACGTGATTGTTTTCGTTGGCGCACGTTTCTCCACATCCGACTACGGAGACGGAGCCGTTGATATGCGCACGTTCATGCTGAACGGAGCCTGCTTGAACGGAATGGTTCGCGAGAGCGTCATGAGACAGGTTCACCTCGGAAGCCGCCTGCCTGACAGCATCGCTCTCTCCGATCGCACTTACAAACTCGACACCGAAACAACCGTTTCAGCCGTTCGCGATCTCACGCGTGGACTGTATAGCAAAGACAACATCATGCAAAAAGCCCTCGAGATTCAAGGCGCGAGCGAGATTGAGGTGGACTTCGACAAAGAGTTGAAGAAACTGCAGTCCAACGGTTCAATCCTCAAAGCAGAGCAACAGGAGGTTGAGAAGCTGTTAATGAAGAACGACCCGAACGACGGCGTGCAAGGAGGTGCAACACTCTGGAAACTCACACAGGCCATCACGGCACACGCCCGCGACCTAACCCCGGAAAGAGCGAGAGAACTGCACGAGATTTCCGGCAATCTCCTCAACCGCGTAAAACTATCCGCCTAATATCAATCATGCCCTCTCGTGCCAATTATCGGTGCGGGAGGGCACATCCTATTTAACTGCAATCTAACATGGAAGAGAAATACAAGCAACAATACGAGCAAATCAAGCAGAAATACCCAGACGCGCTCTTGTTATTCCGCTGCGATGACTTTTATCAAGCCTATTGCGAAGACGCAAAAGACTGCTCCAGCATTCTTGACATCCCGTTGTCCGAGCAAAACGGTGCGCAGTTCGCGCGTTTCAAGTTCTACGCCCTCGACTCATACCTGCCTAAACTCATTAGAGCAGGAAAGCGTGTTGCCATATGTGACGCGCTCAATTAGTCTTGGAACAAATGGAACAAGTGTTCCAAATTGGAACAAATGGAACTGTATATGATAATGATAATGATATTGATAATGATAATGGACGCTATATTACATAGTAATATGGGCGTTATAATATAGATAAAAAAGAGTACTAACGTACTCGAAAAAAGCGCCTACCATATGACAAAAGAGAGTAAATTTGCTGAAAAAATAGCAAGCATAAATAGAGCAAGGGGCTTCGCGCACAACTTTGACACGCTGTTGGACTTTGCGCTATTCATGTTCCTTGCCAACCCGACGGAGGAAGAGTGCAAGGCGTTCAACGAGAATAGACAAAACGAGACGATGCTGGAGGCCGTGCAGATGCTCGGTGAATTATCGGAAGGCTACCACGACAGCCTTGGAGACATGTTCATGGAGTGTATATCGCACGGGGAAAACTCGCAATTCTTCACGCCGGAGCACATATGCGATTTCATGGCGAAAATAAACGACAACGCTGGGGAGAGTATCTGCGACCCGAATTGCGGAAGCGGTCGCCTCCTACTTAAATCGTTGCAGAGCAGCCGAGAGCAACATAACATAGAACCGACCCTGTACGGCTGCGACCTTGACCACCGATGCGTGCGAATGACGTTGCTAAACATCTGCTTGAACAGCGGTCGTGGCGATATAGAATGGGGCAATACGCTCACGCTTGAAATCTTCAAGACGTACCACATAGACAGGGTGCTGATAGGCGGCAAGTGGATGTCGTACGTGTGGCAATACACGAAAGAGACTGACCTCGAAGCGCTCAACAAAACGCGTGAAAAAGTTGCTCGAGAATTGCTCAATGGCGGCATGCTGTACGAACGCAAGTTCAATAAGCCGGAAGAGCACCACGCTGTCCCGGAGGAGGTTCCGGCTGCAGAAAAGCCCCTGCCCCCTATCAAAGAGCCGGAGAGGAAAGCCCCCATACAGCTGCAACTACAGTTTGAATACTAACCTATAAACATCAAGATATGGAAACAACTCAAAACAAATGTTACTACCTTACTTGTTTTACCGTGCACGGGTATCCGTCCCATGCAGCCATTTTCCCGAGTTACGATCTTGCGGAAGATGCCGGGAAACAACTAATGGAGTCTGATGACCAAGTGCATAGGTACTTGGTAGAACCACTATGCGAAACCGACGCGCTTGAAGCCTGGTTAGACCATAACGACTGGCGCATCTATTACTATGACATTGACGGTGTGCAAGCGGCCACCTTGGAACGCCACACAAACCTCGGAACGGAGTTCTTTTTGAACCTGCGCCCGTTCACGGCAGACGAGTACCGAAAGGCCGTCAACAAAATAAGCCCTGCAGACGAGGCTTTTATCATGTGGAAATGCAGCAATGCCTACCGTGATTTAATGGGCGACATAGGAACAGCCTGCAATGACCTTTGCGACACTAAACAACTACTTATAAACCAACTTAAAAACTTGCATGTATGAAATCACTTACAAGTCAAAATGACCAAATCAAGGAAGCCTTGCTCGCAGGTAAAAGAATCACGCCCATGGACGCTTTGAAGGAGTTCAAATGCTTCCGGCTCGCGTCCCGTATTTCAGACCTCCGAAAGGACGGCCTGCCTATTCAAAAGGAAATGGTTGATAACGGAAGTGCCCGTTACGCCATGTACTATCTGCCACAAAGTTATATCAACGAACAAAAAGCCATTAAGCAATGAAAAAGACCAAGAAAGTGTATGTATTGCTGCGCA